ACCATGTTATCAACCATAAATCTAAAGGAGATCGGCTATGAATTATCAAGATTTTTGTAACGAAGTTAAAATAGCAGTTCAGGCATCACTTGGTGATGACTATAAAGTGTGTCTCGAACAAACAGATAAACTTAACGGGCTTACATTAATAAGCTTAGTAATATTAAAGAAGGGAGAGACTGTAACACCGAATATCTATCTTGAAGCCTACTACAGTGAATATCAAATAAGTAGACAGATATCTGTTATTGCGGAAAAGATTATATCAATATACAAAACAGCGAATAAAAAGCCCGTGTTATCCACTTGCTTATTATCAGATTTTAATACTGTGAAAGACCAGTTATATTACAAACTAATCAATCAAGAGAAGAATATTGCTTTTCTTAAAAACGTTCCACATATTAAGTGGATGGATCTTGCCGTAATCTTCTGCATTTTGGTTAAAAAAGATTCAGAAGGCATCGGTTCAATCACAGTGAATAATGATCTAATGGAGCGTTGGAGGGTTACTGTAGATACCCTTTATTCAACAGCATCTGGTAATACTCCTCTTCTCTTTGAATCTATGGTAAAACCTATGGATGAAATTATTAAAACTTTAGTATTTAATCAGCGTCCGAAGTTCGGTGATGACAACTATGATGACACTTTAATGGCTGATATTGTGCAGATGCAACATACAAGAAATCATAAACAGCCTATGTATGTAGCCGGTAATAAATCCGGTTTAAATGGTGCTGCATGGTTATTACAGATGAATGAAGTTCACAACCTTAGTAAAAGTTTGGGTAACGACCTATTCATTCTGCCATCCTCGATTCATGAGGTCATTGTTGTCCCGTTTACTAAAGATATATCTCAGAACGATTTATATCAGATGGTTCGCGAGGTTAATGCTACTCAGGTTGCGCCTGATGATTTCCTATCAGACAACGTCTACCTATACACAATGGAAGACGATACTCTTACTCCATTATATTAATAAAGGACGGTGATATTATGTGTAAAGTATTAGTAAAAACTTCAGGATTGAGCCATGAAGACTGGCTTCGCTATAGAAAGCTCGGCATTGGCGGAAGTGATGCCGGAGCCATATGCGGACTTAATCCATATTCCACTGCAATATCGGTATTCCTTGATAAAGCCAATCAGGATACGGAGAACTTTGATAATGAAGCTATGAGACAAGGAAGAGATCTTGAAAACTACGTAGCCGAACGGTTTATGGAAGCAACCGGGCTGAAGGTTAGAAAAGTTAACGCAATCTATTATAACGAGAAATATCCTCACCTTTTGGCTAATGTGGATCGTATGATTGTCGGACAAAATATAGGTCTTGAATGCAAAACTGCCAATATACTTAATGCGGATAAATGGAAAGATGGTGATGTACCGGCACACTATCAGCTTCAATGCCATCACTATATGGCAGTAACCGGTGCCCAGGCATGGTATATAGCAGTTGTTATCCTTGGAAAGGAATTCAAATATGTCAGGATTGATCGGGACGAAGATATTATACAAAATCTAATTTCTATAGAAACAGATTTTTGGTATAACCATGTTCTTGCCGGTGTTATGCCAGACCCTGATGGTTCAAAAGCAGCTGACAGTATAATTAATCAGTATTTTAAGACCGCCACTCAAAAATGTATTACTCTTCCGGAATATCAGGATAAACTCTCTCGAAGATCTGAATTATCAGAATTAATTGATAGGCTTGAAAGCGAGAAAAAGCAAATTGAGCAGGAAATCAAGCTTGCCATGGCTGATGCAGAAATTGCAGCATGCGGGGACTACGAGGTGTTATGGAAGAATGTCCTCACATCAAAGTTGGATGTTGAACGTATAAAGCAGGAGCAACCTGATATTTATCGTAAGTATCTTAAGGAAATACAAAGCCGCAGATTTACAGTAAAAGCGGCATAAGGAAAGGAGCCTTATATGACAGATATAAAACAAGAGATAGCTAAAAAAGCCACTTCCAGTAAACAGGAAGTCAAAATAACAAAATCCATGAGTATCGCAGACATGGTAAAAGTGCTTGAACCAGAAATTAAGAAGGCATTACCGTCCGTAATTACCCCGGAACGTTTTACCCGTATGGCATTATCCTCGTTGAATAACACTCCAAAGCTTGCGGAATGTACTCAGATGAGCTTTCTGGCAGCACTCATGAGTGCTGCACAATTAGGTTTGGAGCCAAATACCTCTCTCGGGCAGGCTTATTTAATACCTTATAATAATAAGGGTAAGTTGGAGTGCCAATTCCAGCTGGGGTACAAAGGGCTAATAGATTTAGTATACCGTAATGATCAGGTGCAGACTATACAAGCACAAACTGTATATGAGAATGACTATTTTGAATATGAGCTTGGGTTAAATTCCAAGCTCATACATAGACCGGCTTTACACGACCGAGGGAAAGTCATTCTATTTTACGCTCTATTCAAATTAAGTAACGGCGGGTATGGATTCGAAGTTATGAGTAAAGAAGATATTGATAACCACGCCCAGGTTTATTCGAAAGGTTTTACTTCTTCATATTCACCTTGGAAAACAGATTATGAAAGCATGGCAAAGAAAACGGTTATCAAAAAGCTCCTTAAATATGCTCCATTAAAGACCGACTTTTTAAGAGCAATGAGTTCTGACGAAACCATAAAGTCAGAGCTGGCTGTTGATATGACTGAAGTGCAAAATGATGATATTATTGACGGTGAATGTAAGGATACGGATAATATATCGGTAGAGACCACTGTCTGATTAGGGTATACCCATCTGAACCACAGAAAAAGTGTGTCAATAGACTTGTATAGAATGAAATGAAACGTATCATTCTTAAGTACAACTCTATTGATACACTTATTTTCATTTTTTATTCCTCAAAAAATAACTATGGTAATTATTTCTAAACAGTAGTAAAATCAAGTTATAAAATTAAACAAAGACTGCAACCTTAGGTAAAACTACTTAACATACTTAATTGATTATTATACCATAGTAATTTACCATTCAGGAGGAAATGAAAATGTATTATGTATATGAAAACTGGCAAGCGTCTGATAAAGCAGTCGTACATAAAGGAATTTGCCCTTTTTGTAATGATGGTCAAGGTACCGGTCGCGGTACTGAAGGTACTGCTCACGGTAAATGGCATGGTTCATTTGAAAGTGAGGATCATGCATTAACTTTTGCAAAATCTCTTCAAAGGGATATTACTACTAAGTGTAAACATTGTCTTAAATAATCAGCAGATTTAATTATCATTTCACATTCAGCATCTTTACAAGGAAGATGCTTTTTTATTGGAGGCAAAATGAGAATAGGATATATAAGAGTTAGTACAGCAGAACAAAACACCCTGCGGCAAGAAGTATTAATGGAAACTTTAAAGGTAGATGAAGTATTTATCGATAAAATCAGTGGAAAGAATACTGACCGCCCAGAACTAAGAAGAATGCTGGAGTTTGTCAGGAAGGGTGATACATTAATCGTCGAGTCAATTTCTAGGTTTGCCCGTAATACGAAAGATCTTTTAGAACTGATTGAATTACTATCTAATAAAGAAGTTATATTTGTGAGTATGAAAGAAAATATTGATACCAATACTCCAGCAGGCAGATTTATGCTTACTATCTTTGGGGCAATTGCAGAGCTGGAACGGGAGTATATTTTACAAAGGCAAAGAGAAGGAATTGAATTAGCAAAAACCCAGGGTAAATATACCGGCAGAAAACCGGTAGACCCACCCAATCTTTCTTTAATTATGACAAAATACCATTCAGGAACTATCACAGCTACCAAAGCAGCAAATCTTTTAGGCATAAGCCGAAGTACCTTTTATCGTAAGTTAAAATGAAGTTTCATTAACTTGGTTCAATTATTTTAAATTCCAATACCCCGTTATAAATTATAATCAACCCGGATATATACTTTATCCTAAGTGAAATTCAATCTGAATCATTTTTTAGATAATCAACATGAATGTAATATAATTGAGCGAAAGGATGATTCATTTTGTTAAGCAACTACGGTGATATATTAAACATTGATGAGCTTTGTGAAGTATTACTAATCGGTAAAAATGCTGCTTATAAACTATTAGAGTCCGGCGAGATTAAAGGCTTTCGCTTTGGACGAAAGTGGAAAATATCAAAAGCAGCATTAGAGGATTATATACTTAAAAAAAGTGGATTACGAGGTAGGCTTTCATAGCCTACCTCGTGTCATTTTATTTGAGACCCAATCCGACATATCCCTGTGTATTATCCTCTCCTATACGTATTTTTTTTCGTATAATTGGGTAACCAAGATTAAAGTAAGTATCTGCAATATCAACATATTCAAGGAACTCAGTCTTCTTAACGCAGTTTAGGTTATTGCTGTAGCAGTAGTTTCTATAATACCCATATAATTCAACAGTAGTTACCCGCAAATCTTCTCCAAACTCACAGTACTCCGACAAAAATTTATATATGCTATTATTCGTTTTAAGCAAATCGGATTTCATCTGATTTATTAATGCTGTATCCGTGAACTCATAATAGTTAGCATAGAATCTATACAAACCTGGAAGTGCAAATTTCTTAACAATATACGGCAGTTCCTGCCTCAGCTTCTCCAATAATGTTAATAATTCCATGAGCTGTCACTGAATTGCTCTTGCTGGCTGTCAGC